AAAAAACGCCTGTCACAAAATCTATCACGCCACCGAAAATGCCCATCAGGTTGTCAAACAACCCACCAATGAATTTCACGGCAAGGGATATGATATTCCCGATGTTGTCAAACGCTGCGGATACAGCAGGGACAGCCATGCCCATAGCTGCGGATATCACTGTACCTATGGCAGAAATAACAGGCTGCAGCTTCTTTATAAAACCGCTTGCAGTGCTGTACGCCCTCCCAAAAACCGCAGCAAAAAGCGTGGTCAGCCCGAATATGACGGGATCGGCTTTCTTAAACATCCGCACCAGCAGGCCGCCGACAAGCCTTGCCGTCCTTGCCAACAGTGCCGCTGCTTTGGACATGACCGGTGAAAGTATCTGGAATGCTTTTGCCAGAAGTTTTCCCACAACAGGTATCAGCTTTTGTACTGCTTTAGACACCGTATGAAACACCGGCATCAATGCCTTAAAAGATTTTAACAGTGTCTTTGCTATCACAGGAGCCAGTCTGCTTATAACGGAGATCACTGTAGTCACCAATGGCACAAGCATCCCTGCCAGAAATGACACAGCTCCGGCTGCCACAGGTATGGATGCCTGTAATGCTGCTGACACAGTGCGTATTGCACCCGGCAGACTGCTAATGAACAAGGTAACCATCCTGCCGATTACCGGAATGGATTTCTGCACTGCCCCTGCCAATCCGACAGCGATCGGCTTTATCAGGGAGGAAACTGCCGGGATCAAAGTCTTTGCCGCTGCCCCAAGCGAGTCCATGACCTTCCCGAACTCTTTCCCAAAAGTATCAATGGCACCGCCTGCCCCGCCAAATGCTGACCGAAAGGCATCACCGATTTTCTCCACAAAAGGCTTTACCTTATCCCAGTTTTTATAGATAAGGCCTGCCGCAAGGGCGATTCCGGCAATGACCGCAATGACGATCCCTGCCGGGGAAGTCAAGAGCCCCATCACAGAACCTGCGGCTTTGATCACCTTTCCGAGCTTTCCCACTGTGGAAACTACCCTGCCGACACCCGTTACCATTTTCCCAAAGATCAGTATCGCAGGCCCTATCGCCGCCACAATGGCAAGCACTTTTATGATGGTGTTCTGCTGTGCGTCAGTTAAAGAGTTGAAGCGGTCTGCCATACCCTGGACATACCCTGTCAGCGCCTTTACATATGGCGTGAGTCTCTCCCCAAAGCTGATGGCAATGCTCTCCACTGTAGATTTTAAGATGGTAAGCTGGCCGTTTAGATTGTCGTTTGCCGTGTTATACATCTTTTGACAGGCGCCGTTGGAATCCGTGATCGCCCCAGCCAGCTTGTTAAAGTCCTTATCACTGGAATTGACAACGGCAAGCAGACCGCTCATTCCCGTCTTCCCGGCAAGGGAGGCGGCATACTCCGCTTTCTCGCTTTCGGTAAGCCCTGCAAAGCTGGAGCGCAGATCCTTCATCACTGTCCCCAGCTCCTTTGTCCTTCCCTTGCCGTCCATCAGCGATATACCAAGCTTTTCCATGGCTGCAGCGCTTGTCTTGGTCGGCTTCGCCATGTTCGTGAGCAGGGATCGTAATGCCGTCCCGGCACTGCTCGCCTTGATCCCGCTGTTTGCCATAACGCCTAATGCAAGGGAAACATCCTCCACGCTGTATCCCAGAGAGCCTGCCACAGGTGCGGCATATTTGAAGGATTCCCCCAGCATTGCCACGTTGGTGTTGGCATTGGAGGAAGCTGCCGCCAGCACATCCGTGAACCTTGTGGTGTCCTTTGCCGTCATTCCGAACGCTGTCAATGCGTCCGTCACAATGTCAGATGTGGAAGCCAGGCTTTCACCGGATGCCCCGGCAAGCGTCATGACGCCCTGGATGCCGTTTAGCATATCCCTTGTTTTCCATCCTGCCATCGCCATGTACTGGTATGCCTCCGTGGCCTCGGTAGCGGAAAATTTTGTCTTCGCGCCCATCTCCTTTGCTTTTTGAGAGAGCTTGTCAAGCTGTTTTCCTGTGGCACCGGAAATAGAAGACACCTTGCTCATCCCGCTTTCAAAGTCACCTGCCAGCTTGACACACGCCGTCCCGGCTGCCGCTATCGGCATGGTAAGCTTCGCCGTCATGGACTGCCCGGCTGCGCTGATGCCCTTCCCGGCATTCTGTATCTGCCTCCCAGCCTTCACATACTGGTTCGCATGGGCGGCAAGTTTTGAGCCGGCCTTTTCTAACGGCCCGGTCATCCTGTCAATGAGCTGCAGGGTGACATCAATCACTTTCCCCGCCATCCCCTTATACGCCTCCTTCTGATTCCCCTGCCGCTTTGTTCCTTTCTTCTATCTCATAATGCAGAAAGGCACGGAGAACCTGACGCTCTCCGTACCCTGTTTCCATGTATCTGGAAGGGAGGATGCCATGAAAACGGAAGGCGAGGTACATCGTCTGCACCCCGCCATCCGTTTCTATGAGTTTTTTATCTCCTCCTCCGTATCTTCATCCGTCACGCCGGACAATGCACAGATGGCATCGGAAATATCCGTCACTTCAAAGCCAAACAAAGCAAGCGCCAGATCCTTTGGAGTGGCACAATTAAAATGCCTCTGCAGGTTTTTATCCTTCATACTCGGCTCTGTGATGCCTTCCACACAGCACAGCAGCTTGGAATCCAGTGATTTAGACAGATCCACGTTCCCTTTTTTATCCACCTGGAACGCTAAAATATCATTCAGTCTCCTAGTCCCAATCTCCTGTAAGCTGATTTCCACTGGGGCATCACTCCCAAGGATTTTTGCTAATCTTTTGCTTTTGAATGTCCCTGTTTCTCTCTCAGATGCCTTTTTTGCATCTGCTTTCAGTAATTGCTCTACTAAATTCATGATCCTCTATTCCTTTCTGTTAAAATCAAACACGTAAATGAAGTTCCAATTCCTCTATCCCTTGATAGAATCCAGCACATCCCAGCCTGTAAACGAAAAGGCAATGCTCTCCTCGCCCAGTTTCTTTGCCTCCCAATCGGCTAACGTCAGCTCATCGAATGTGCATCCGTTTAGCTGGATGCGCTCCGCGCCGAACGAATCCGGATCGGCCAGTTTGCTGATGATAGTGCATGACGTGGTCTTCCCTGCTTTGATGTTGTCACTCAGTTTCCGGATAAAATAAGAAGACACCTTGTTCATTTTCAAAGTGCCCTTTCCTTCAATCCCAGTTACCTTGTAGCCCTTGGCAAGTGTACCGACCTGATTGACCTCCGTCTTTTCTAACGACACCTTCGCCTCCAGCGCGGTAACCTCCGCCATATAGTCATCATCCACCCATACTTCTCCCCATGTGCCGTTGATGACCTTTTCCGGTGTATATGATTTCATCTGCCACTCCCCCCTTACATTGCAATCGGGATAATGATATCCTCAATCGCGTCTAACATCTTTACACTGGCTTTCAGGTATACGAAAGAGCCGGTATCTGCCATCCTGATCTCATCTTCACTCATCTCGGATACATCCTTCCCATTCTCCTTCAGATACGCACTGTTTGCTTCCAGATCGATCTCCACCGTGCCAGAAGAAATAATGTTATCTTTCGCAAGGCTGTCAAAATAATTATTGATGGCAGCTATCAGGAGGCACTTGTTATCGTAGGTGTTGGCATACTTGCCGATGTAACTGTCCTCCATCGTGGTGCGGATATCATCCGCTATCATGTCCATTGCTTCCATGATCTTGATCTTCTGGAAGTTCTTCCCCTTGTCTGCCGCAAGGGTGGTAAGGGAAGTGACCGCCCTTCCTGTCTTGACCTTCTCCCCATCGTAAAAAATGATGAACTTCCCGGCATCCACCGCAGCATCCATCTGTGCGTTTGTAAGCTTCGTGCAGTCCGTTACCTCGCCAAGCTCCGCATAGGTCGTGGCAATGCTCATCGGGGTACCCGCTATCATCCCGGCAATCCGGGAGCAGTATTCCTCTGTGTCATATTCCATATCGCCCGCATAGATTTTTTCCGTGGCAAAGTTCACGACTGCCTCGCTGTCCGCTTCCGTGTTCGGCAGGACAGCTTTTATTAAATGGTTGTTGCCACGCTCTGCCTTCACATACTCCACAATGCGTTCCATCTGCCCATCTGTCTGCACGGATGGGCAGACAAGCCAGTTAAACTTGTAGGAAGACAGGAAAGCAAGAGCTTCTTCGTAACCTCCTGCATCCAAATCCTGCCCTTCTATGCCGTCCGAACCCGGCTTAATCACATACGCAACCACTTTCCTTGGAAGATTTATATACCCTTTCATCGCAAGCCGTACCTGTTCCTTGTTTGTTTCTGACAGCCCGTCCGGAATGTCCCCGGAGGACAGGCAGACAAACGGGTTGGTTTCCGGCACTTTTTCATCTTTCAGGATCATAGCAATGATCCCACGCTCTCCACGGCTTAATGCCGTGGCAGCTTTCTGTGAAAAGCTGATAATGACACTTGGCATCCCCATAGCTTCATCCCTCCATTTCTACCCTTGTTTCAACCGCAGAGATAATCCCTGCGTCTGTTTCATGCTCCAACTTTCCAAAAAACTCCAGGTCAAATGAGATTTCTAAAATATTCCTGTCATTCCCAACATAATCAAAACTAAAATCCGTGATATCCACTGCCCTGCCGCAGACCCGCAGGTATTGCCCAAACAATTCCCTGATTTCATCCACTTTGCGCAGCATATCTGCTTCATCCGTCTGCTTCTGGAAATAGGTAATGTAAAATGTCAGCACATTTTCCGTAGAGTTTTTG